AATGAAAGAAAAGGACCAACTACCAAATCTTCGGTAATGTAACGAGCACAACTGCCCCCGCATTTGCTGACCAATAGTAGGAGTGAGTTATGGCTGATGCAGTTACGTCGCAAACATTAGTCGATGGTCCGAAGTTTGCCGTACTCAAACTGACCAACATTTCAGACGGTACGGGCGAGTCGGCGGTCACGAAAGTAGACGTGTCAGCTTTGCAACCTAGTGCTGATGGGGATACTTGCACAAGTGTTACCATCGACCGAATCTGGTGGCAATGCATAGGCATGAAAGTGCAATTACTGTTCGATGCTACCTCAGACGCCTTCATCATCAAAGTGGTGACCACGATTACAGCAGTTTCGGTGGCCTAACTAACAATGCTGGGTCCGGCAAAACTGGTGACATCAAGTTTACTACAGTGGGTGCTAGTTCAGCGGACACGTACACTGTGATCTTGTACATGAGGAAAGGCTTCGACTAATGGCAACGACCAAGGACGTGAAACGTTTGCCCTCTGGTCGTTTACAGTATCGGGGTGAAACTTTTTCTGGGTACAACCAGCCAAAAAGGACACCCGGTAAAAACAAGAAGTCTGCGGTCCTAGCCAAAAAAGGCAACGAGGTGAAGATTGTTCGGTTCGGTGATCCCGACATGACAATCAAGAAAAACCAGCCTGGTCGGCGCAAAAACTTCCGCGCTCGACATGGGTGTGACACAGCGAAAGCCAAAGATAAATTTACGGCACGGTATTGGAGTTGCGACGCATGGTGATTACGCGAGGCAGTATGCCAAGAGGATTGACGTATTACGCTAAAGGTGGCGGCGCGTCTAAGAAGAGCAAAGGCAGTAAAATTTGTCCCGAAGGCAAAGCTTGGGCCAAACGTACCTTTGATACCTATCCGTCCGCTTACGCGAACTTGGCAGCCAGCAAGTATTGTAAAGACCCAAATTACGCCAAAAAGGCAAAAGGTGGGAAGAGAAAGGGCCGATAATGGGCGAGCTTAAAAAATGGCTTGATCAGAAATGGGTCCGCATCAACACAGAAGGCGACATTGTTGGCGAGTGTGGCAGTTCTGAAAACAAGAAAAATCCAGACCGTTGCCTGCCAGAGAAAAAAGCACGCTCGCTGAGTAAATCAGAGCGAGCAGCTACGGCACGTAAAAAGAAGCGAGAAGGGTCCAAAGGTAAAACCGTTGTTGCAAACACTCCCAAAGCCAAAGTCACCAAGATGAAGGCGGGTGGGGCTGTAAGAGCGGAAATCGCTAGGGGATGCGGGGCTGTTATGAGTGACCGCAGAAAGAAAACAAAATACTTGTGAGGTAAATATGTCTAGAGTAAATCTTGGTATGGGCGGTTTCAAGAAAAAAGCTGCACCCAAAAAGAAAGCGATGAAGAGTAAAGGTAGCGCACAAGGGGCTAAAATGAAGTCTAAAGGCGGCGCTATGGGTGGCAAAAAAGAAATGATGCCCGGCGGTATGAAGAACGGCGGCGGCGTGAAGCCAAAAGGCATGAAGAACGGCGGCAAGATGGCCCCGAAAGGCATGAGATACGGCGGCAAAATGAAAAAGAAAGGTGACAAGGTAGGCGGCAAAATCTGATATGCCTTACCTACAATCTAACATCCCGCACTTCAAGTGCTGGGTGCGTCGTGAATACACGAAAAACCACGAGGAGTATCACGGCGAGTTTTTGCACGCTATGGCAATTGCTGTGACTACAATGCCGTGCAGGTGTCTCAGCTTTCAGTTGATCTTTACGGGGATCGAAGCAGAGGGCGAAGAAGAAGACACTGTTCACGGGGGCGCTATGTGGGCCCGTATGCCAATCACAGCGTTGGTAGGGGACGTCCCATTAGAAGAATGGCCGGAGCCTATGCCTGTTTGGGCTGCTCAACCTTGGGATTGTAGCTCTCATCATCACTCTGTATATGTGCTTGATAGGGCCACACCGTGCCCCTGGTTGGCAAAGATTGACGGTGAGATGTACCCCGCCAAGTATCTTTTCACCGTGGATTACTCAGAGAGTGAGATTGCTGACGATCCTGCGCAACATAAGCAGAGTCATGTTTTGCAGTTGTTGGATGCAGGCTCTTGGACAGGCAACATAGTGGCTTTGCCGAATAATCGCGTACGGGTTACACACCCCGCGTGGTTTGAAACAGGAGAGGGCGCACCGGATTTCAAGCCTTCTGCGCATATACATTATTCAAAAAGCGATTTAGATTACACGCTTGACGTGAATCAAATTTTTGACAATTTGTACAATGACAACCAGCAATAGCAAAGACTTTGAATTAGATGTCGCAGAGTATGTCGAAGAGGCGTTTGAACGCTGCGGCCTCGAAGTAAGGACCGGCTACGACCTCAAAACGGCACGTCGGTCTTTGAATTTGCTGTTTGCGGATTGGGCAAATCGAGGTCTGAATCAATGGACAATTGAGCAGACATCGATAACTTTGGCATCCGGTGTTCGCGATTACCCTGGCGGCACCCTCACCATGACCGTAGCTGCATCTGCTAGTTTTTCTGTCGCAGAGACAATCACTGGCGGCACGAGTGCTGCAACAGCCACGATTACAAGCAAACCCTCGGCTACCACATTAGCTTTGACCATTCCTTCTGGCACGTTCCAGGCGGCAGAGACTATTACCGGGGGCACTAGCGGCGCTACCACTACAGTTAGTTCTGCGGTTGATTTATCGGATGTGCGTAGCACCATCGATATTTTGTCTGTTGTGGTCACACGCGACAGCACCGATTTTCAAATAGAGCGCGTAAGTCGTTCTAGCTACTTGAACATACCCAATAAAGCGCAAACTGGGCGTCCAAACCAGTTCTTCTTAGATAGACAAATCACTCCGGTGCTGCGGGTATGGCCGACGCCGGACAAGAACACCGACATTATAAAGTTTGATCGTTTGACTCGTATTGATGATGCAGACACAAATACTAATACAGTCGATGTCCCGTTTCGGTTCTACCCGTGTCTTACGGCAGGACTGGCTTACTACATATCAATGAAGCGCAATCCTGGCATGATGGCGGTCTTGAAGCAGGTGTATGAAGAAGAAATGCAGCGTGCTATGGACGAAGACAGAGATCGTGCATCGCTGCGCATCAGTCCTGGCTACGAGTACTACAGGAATTAACGATGTCCGGTTTTGCCCGAGGTAAATACGCTTACGGAATATCAGACCGCTCCGGTGTCCGGTACAAGCTGAATCGTATGAAACGAGAGTGGAACGGTTCTCTCGTAGGACCGGACGAGTACGAGCCCAAGCAACCTCAATTGTTTCCGAAGCCACCAGTTGATGACCCACAAGCTTTACGCAACGCACGACCAGATCGTGTTGAACCGATGGTTGTGTCGGTCGGGGTTCCCAACGTTCTAGAGAAAACTTTTACCCCCGTCAAAGCATCAACGCAAGTTGGCACAGTCACAGTGGTGATCACATGAGTTTTACTTTTGACAGCTTGAAGACGGCTATACAGGATTATCAGGAGACGAGCGAGACTACGTTTGTCAACAATCTGCCGGTGTTTATCAAAGAGGCAGAAGAACGAATACTCAAAAACATAGAGTTGCCGGTGTTTCGTAAGAACGTTACGGGCACGGCTGCGCAAGACAACACGTATCTGGCAACTCCCACGGATTTTTTATCTCCTTACAGTTTGGCAGTGATCAACAGCAGTGAGTACGAGTATTTATTGTTCAAGCACGTCAGCTTTATCCGTAGTTACACGCCCAACCCAGCTACGACCGGCACGCCGAAATACTATGCTTTGTTTGACGACAACACGTTTATTTTGGCTCCGACGCCTAGCACTAATTTTACGTTTGAACTTCACTACAAGTTTCGTCCTACATCACTGACAGCGGGTGCGGGTTCCGGTACAACTTGGCTTTCCGAGAATGCGCCTGACGCTTTGTTATATGGCTCATTAGCTGAAGCTGCGACGTTTTTGAAGATTCCAGATGAAGCTGCCAAATACGAGCAAAGATTTGCCCAAGCGGTAGCTGCGCTCAAAGATTTGGGTGAGGGCTATGGCGCTCGCGATGAGTACCGATACGATATATCCAAAGGCAGATAGGTGTGTTTGAAACCGTAGAGTCATCGATAGGGCAGGTCACAGTAGCAACCACTCAGAATAGGGGTCATTCTGTCGACTACTGGTCA